TGGACGGTCGCTTGATGGTTCCGCTCTACTCACCGGACGGCCAGCTTTCGTCTCTGCAATACATTTCGAACGATGGGTCGAAACTCTATCACTCCGGCGGACAGACAGGCGGTTGCTTCTGGATGGTCGGGACGATGGATGAACCCGGCATCCTTTATGTGGCGGAAGGCTTCGCCACGGCTGCGACAATCCATGAAGTGATGGGTCGGCCTTGCATCGTGGCCTATTCGGCTTCGAACCTGGTGCCGGTCACAGGCCATATGCGTGAGCGTTACGGGGCCTCGCAGCAGATCGTGATCGTGGCCGACAATGATGCGTCAGGCACAGGCCAGAAATATGCCGATCAGGCTTCGGCCAAGTACGGGGCGCGGGCAATCACGATCCCTGTGCCGGGCGATGCCAATGACTATGTCAACGAGGGGCACGATCTCAAAATCCTGCTCCAGCCGCCCGTCACCGATTGGGTGGACAATGCTGACGATATTTCGATCAGGCCGTCTCCGATCAAGTGGCTGGTCAAGCACTGGCTGCAAGATCGCGCCATGATTATGGTCCACGGGCCGTCAGGCGGCGGTAAGACCTTCGCCGTTCTGGATTGGTGTCTTCACATCTGTTCTGGCAAGCCGGATTGGATGGGGCACAAGGTCACGCCCGGCACGGTCCTCTATCTGGCTGGCGAAGGCCACCACGGGATCAGGGGCCGGATCGCGGCGTGGAAGCAGCACAACGGCGTTAACCGTATCGGACGGCTCTGGGTTTCAAGGAGCGGCTGCGATCTCAATACGGCGGAAGGCTACAGCCGGGTCGTGGATGCCGTCAGGGCGCTGCCGGAAAGCCCTAAGGCAATCGTGGTCGATACTCTCCACCGCTTCCTGAACGGCGATGAAAACAGCGCACAGGATGCCAAGACCATGATCGACGCCTGTAATGCGCTGATGATGGAATTCGATTGCAGCGTGATCCTGGTGCACCACACTGGCGTCTCCGAAGAGGCCCAGCACCGTGCCCGTGGTTCATCAGCTTGGAAGGGCGCGCTCGAAATTGAGATCAGTATCGTCCCGGCCAAGGGGGACAGCCCGATGCAAATCGTCCAGCGCAAGAGCAAGGATGCCGAAGAGGCAAAGCCGGTCTATGCCAATCTGGAAGTGGTCAAGATCGACGGCTGGTTCGACGATGACGGCGATCCTGTCGGGTCGGCTGTTCTGGTTCAGGCTGAGCCGCCAGAAGAGACTAAGAAGGATTCCAAGCTGTCTCAGAACCGCAAGATGTTCGAGAACGCATGGTTCGCTTCGGGTGCCGACATGTCCGATGGGCTTCCTTATGTGACCAAGTCGGCGCTGGCAAACTACCTTCAGCATGAGCGCGGGATGAAGGAAGCCAGCATCAAACAGAACCTGAAACCGAGCGATAATACCCGCCTGATCGGGAGCCTGATCAACGCGAATATCATCGAAATTTACGAGCACGGATTCAGGGTAATTTGCCCCGAAATGGCCTCTGGAATGGCCCTCGGAAGGGATATGGGATAATACTAGGCCGATTTTGGCTCTGGTACGGCGGTACAGAGCGGTACAAAAACTTTCTGTACCGCGGTACTCGTTGAAAAATAAGGGAAAATTAAGTTGCAGTACGAAACTGGTACAAAGGAGGGGGCAAGGCGAGGCGCTGGTACGGTACGGTACAAGGGCCTTTAGGCCCTGTACCTTGTACCAAGCTCAAGCGGACCGTCCCTGTACCGTGTCTAACTAGGAGTGAAATTGATGGGTAAGAGATCAGATTTTGAACGCCGCGAACGGGACTTCTATCCGACCCCGTATCAGGCTGTGGTGCCACTGCTGGATCACCTTCCGACCAGGACGATGTTTGTCGAGCCGTGTGCTGGCGATGGGGCACTGGTCAGTCACCTTCACCGGCATGGGCATCACTGTGTCGATGCGACCGACATCGATCCGGGCAACCAGTTCATTGGGACGCTCGATGCGATGAAGTCTCGGATCGGTGATGCGCAGTTCTTCATCACCAACCCGCCGTGGGATCGGACGATCCTGCATCCGCTGATTGAGCATCTCTCCGACCAGGCTCCGACATGGCTGCTGTTTGATGCCGATTGGATGCACACCAAACAGGCGTTGCCTTATCTGCCGAGGCTGGTTAAGATCGTCAGCGTTGGCCGGGTGAAGTGGATTCCCGACAGCAAGATGACCGGCAAGGACAATTGCTGCTGGTATCTGTTCTATGGTGAGTTTAGGGGTCAAACCCAATTTTATGGTAGGAACTAGAAATGAAAATCCCATCCAAGATTACTGAAACGCTGAACGGCCTCAACGTCCCGTGGGAAATCATTGTTGGCGGAAAGCACATCAAGATCATGGTGAACAACCAGCTTGCTGGTGTGCTGCCTAAGGGTGGATCAAGTGAACGAGGCCATCGATCCACCCTGAACACGGTGTCGCAGATCAAGCGGATCGCCGCTACTGGTCAGGCAGCAAGGAGGGCATGATGCCAGACTACGTTAACCACCCGCCGCACTATCAGGGTAAGGTCGAGTGCATCGATGCCATTGAGACGGCCACTGCTGGGCTGGAAGGGATCGAGGCGGTCTGCACCGCCAACGCCCTAAAGTACCTATGGCGCTGGAAGAAGAAAAACGGTATTGAGGACTTGCGCAAGGCGCACTGGTATATCGAGCGATTGATTGGGAAACTTGATGCTGATTGAAGATGATAAGGTCTGCGAAAGCTGCAATTGGTATAGCCCCAGCCATGCCATGACGCATGGCTACTGCAAGCGTTTCCCGCCTGTGTTCACCAACCTGGATGATCGTGGTCGGCCCCGGTTCTTCAATCCGGTGGTTTCCCCGACCAACCATTGCGGCGAGTACGCTCCGTTCGACGGCGAGTACGAAGAGGACTAATCCATGCTGGCGATGACTGTCGATACGTCTGACTTTGATCGGCAGCTTCGCAAGCTGGCAGAAATGCCTGACATCATCCGTAAGGTGGTGACCGGGGCCATCTCCGACACGGTGGACGATCTGCACACCCGCCAGACGATGGAGATGAAGCAGGTCTTCAATAACCCCACGCCCTATGTGATGCGTGGGTTGAAGAAGCGTTACCCTGGCGGAAAGATGGGTCAGGGCGTTGCCAAGGCCGGGACCTATTTCGAGTTCTTCCCGGTAGGGAAATCGCCAGAAGACATCGTCAAGCCTCATGTATTTGGTGGTGGTCGCCAGCAGAAGCGGTCAGAGCGCCGACTGTCTGGCCTTGGCTTCAACCCCGGTGGCTACACCATCATGGGCAGCGACTATCCTAAGAACGGGTCAGGCGACATTTCTGGTGCCCGGTATACCCAGATGCTGCATCAGCTTGGTGCGCTGTCTGAAATGGCGCGGCAGGCGATGCCAAAGAACCGCCAGAAGAACCGTGGCGGCACCAGCTACTATGTGATCCGCCGCGGCGGTACTCCGATTGCCATTGGTGAGCGGAACGGATCGAACACGCGAATTATGCTTGTCTTCGCCCGGAACGTCCAATATCAGAAGCGATACGACTATTTCGGTGTCGGTGAGAAACAGGTGGCCTACAGCCTGCCGCTCCACTTCAACCGGATCATGCAACGATATTTGTCTAGGATGTAACATGAACGATAACCTGATTGCAGAAGGCCCCAATCACGCAGCAGCACTTGCCCTTCTGAACGATCTTATGCTGGTGCTGGCGAATGCGTCCCGCCAGGGCCTTGAGCGGTTCGATGAGAAGGGCGAGGCAGTCTATGACTTCGCCTTCTGGTCGAACGAGTGCGCGAAGATGGTTGGGGTGCGGAAGGTCGCCTGATGCGCGTCCTTGTTGCTTGCGAGTATAGCGGCACTGTCCGCGATGCTTTTATCGCTAGAGGTCACGATGCAATGTCGTGCGATCTCCTTCCAACCGATGTGCCCGGTCCGCACTACCAGGGCGATGTCTTTGACATAATCAATGATGGCTGGGACCTTATGGTGGCGCACCCGCCTTGCACCTACCTGTGTTCGTCAGGTCTGCACTGGAACAAGCGTGTACCAGGCAGGCAGGAATTGACAGAAGAGGCCCTTGAGTTTGTGCGCAGGCTGATGGCCGCTCCGATAAAACGCATTGCCATTGAGAACCCGATTGGCTGCATTGGCACTCGGATCCGCAAGGCCGATCAAACGATCCAGCCGTGGCAATTCGGGCATGATGCCAGCAAGGCTACCTGTCTGTGGTTGAACGGCCTGATGCCGCTTAGGCCGACCGAGATCGTCGAACCCAGGATCGTTGACGGGAAGAAGCGATGGGGCAATCAGACCGACAGCGGACAGAATCGTTTGCCGCCTAGCGATGACCGCTGGAAAATAAGATCTGAAACTTACTCAGGCATCGCCAGGGCAATGGCGGAGCAGTGGGGTTGACCCATAAATCGTATGGGGGCCACCGCCAGAAAATTTCCCCCGGCGGCAAGGCTTAAAATTTTTGCTCCATAAACCGAGGGGGGGTCTGAGCGATTTTCAAAACTCGATTTCGTTCCGGTTTCGTTCTCGCCGCTCGGAAGCTTGCCGGTTGAGCTGCCAGCTCTCTGACTGGCCTATTTATAAAGCATCGCCAGACTGCTCTTGCGGCCCATGATGGGCTAGCGGGCATTATGTCCTGTTCCGATTAATCTGGCCGGATTGATCGAAAATACTCATTAGGACATTTTGTCCGGTATCGACTAGGGGTCGTTCAGCAGAAACGAATCGGAGTTTAGAATTATGACTATCGCGCTGAATCTTGATTATGCCCGCAAGGGTGAGGGCGTTTACTACGGTGATGGCGCTGCCATGCTGGCAGAGCGTGTTGCCAGAGCTGCTTCCAAGCGTAAGTCTGCAAAGGGGCAAGCTGAAGCTGCCTATGCTGCCCTGCGTGACTTCGCTGCCGCCATTGGATGCAATCCTGACCGTGAGTGCTTTATGCGCGCTGAAAACGGTGGCTGGCGCGTGTCGTTTGAAGCTGGTCCTTACGCTTGGGCTATCGTCGCCAGTGAGGCCCTTTGCCAGTGCGGCATCTTCGCAGAGCCTTACTATTCATTCGATCTCTGCTTTTATTCGGAGTGCTGAACCATGCGCCTAGCCCTAGCCCTTATCGCCCTAGCTATCGTGTGGCTTGCTTGGCCTAGCACGGACTGCGGAAACTTAACCAAGGCAGACTGTGAACGCGCTGAATTGATCGCTGCTGGCGCAATTGATTAAAGGGGAAGAGTAGTGACTAGAGACTTTAAGCCCGGAGATGCTGTTGTCTGGATTCGTTACGGGACCATGATGCGCGGCACTGTCGTTGAAGTTCCACGTGGCTCGATTGTAATTATGCGGGAACATGGAACTTGGAACAGAACATGGGCGCATAAAGACAGTTTAGAATTAGCAATTGATTAACATTAAGGGGAAGAATCATGAATGCTCCGAAGATTGAACTTCGCAACATTAAGCACACTGCATGGGCCAGTGAGGAAACTCACTGCTATCAGGCATCGCTTTACGTTGATGGGACCAAATGGGGATTAGTCGGCAATGACGGTCACGGTGGCGCTGATTTCTTTTACGGTGCTGATGGAAAAACATGGTCGGATATAGCCAAGCTTAACGAGCGGATTGCTAGCACGGTTCCGCCCTATGAGTATGAGGGCCGATCTCTGCCATATGACCTAGAGATGCTATGTTCTGAGCGTGTCTCCGCTTGGCTCATGCAGCGAGACTTTGATCGAGCCATGAAGAGCAAGGTGCTATTCACTAAGCCGGATACGGCGGGAGTTTGGCAGGTGCCTATCAAGAAACCACAAACCATGTGGATGGTGCTGGATTCAATGAAGGCCAAGTTCCCGGAATATACATATCTTGCCGATCTCCCGCGCTCTGAGGCGTTGGCGCTCTATTCTGCTGTTTAAGGGGTAAGACTAATGACTGACACAACATACAACGGCTGGACCAATCGCGAAACTTGGATGGTAAATCTCCATTGGGGAGACTATTGGTCTAGTCGCGCAGAGGATGGCGAAGAGATCGATGCCGACACTATGCGGAGCGATGTAGACGCTTTCATCGATGAAGCACTGTCCGCGATGCCAGAGGGCCAGCGCCTATTCATCGAAGACTGGATTGACCTAAGCGCGGTCAACTGGCGCGAACTGGCCTCACATTATAAAACAGAGAGTGATGCTGACAGTGGTCTATGCCGTAACGGTAAGCCGTGGGCAGAGTGCCAGTGCTGCTAAAGGGGAAGTTGTGATCGATCTCACATCATGGCGCAGAGCCAAGGGCATGACGCAAGCACAAGCAGCGGAGTGTCTGGCAATGACAGAGCGACACTATAGGAGACTCGAAACGGGAAAGAGTCCGATCAACAAGCGGGTAGCAATGCTAGCCAAGCTTATAGACTAGGGGGCAATCGCCCCCTTTTCTTTTGTCCATGCAGCTCGCCATTGCGCGGGCTTTTGTTTTGCCCGCTGCATAGGCCCCAGGCGCTTGCCCATCTTTATGGCGGATAGGTATGCCGGACCAATATGGTCGCGCTCTAGGTCCTGTTTCCGCCGCCCCCAGGGGCAATCCTGCCCTAGTCCGAAAGCGGGTCCTCCCAGCCAAATCGCCCGTGGGGGTGATTAGGAC